CATCGAGTCGTTCTTGGCAGGACACCATGACCAGGGTCGTTTGGTCTTCTACAGGCGTTCGCATAGGGTCACGCCTCTTGGCGTGGGCAGGCGCACGCAACGGATCAAACCGCGGTCGCTCATGTCGTCCAAGTGGCGCTGGGTAGGCCATTGCGTGCCCGTGTCATGCACCGCGAACAAACTGTGCTTGCGGAGCCACGGCAAATACCGTTCCGCCTGCTGCGCCAGGCTGGCCTTCCCGTCGGTATCGAAGAACGCGAAGTCGAACAGCGTGCCGTCGGGTGGCGTCCACACCAGTGCGTCCGCGTGAACGACCGTTACCGGCAAGCCCGTCAGGCGTTCTCGTGCCGCTTGCGCGATGCGCTTGTCCACCTCGAGAGTGGTCAAGTGCGGATCGTGTGGCATGACCGCCAACCGTTGCGCGATCGCTAAAGCCGTATCGCCCGTGAACGTGCCCGTCTCAAGCACGACATCCGGCTGCAACGCTTCCACAAGAGCCGCGAGCAGCGTAATGACTTGGTGTTCCGTACCCTTTACGGTGGAGCTCGTCCACCGGTTCGGGTGGCGGCAATGCGCGTGCTGTTGCCGCGCGGGGCGCCTATCCTCGCGAAGCAAGCGCAGCCTCAATCCGCGCAGCCAACGTAGCGACAGACGAGGCGCGCCCCACGTCAATCCCGTTCTCCGCAGCGAACACCGTTAGGTCATTCGCACTCCACGAGTGAAAGTCGGTGGACGCCTCCTCCTGGAAGGCGTCCGTCACGACCTCATACTCGTTGGGTTGGGTGAGACTGAAGTGATCGTCCGGCACCCAAAACACGCGCCCCGTAGCAAGGTTACGGACGCGACTACTCATTACGCAATCTCGAACGTGCCCAGGCGGTTGCTATCGACAACCTTGTTGCCCCACGCGAGGCGCGCACGAATACCCGTCGCGAAGCTCGACTCCAGACGGATTGCCTCCGGCTGACCAATCAACTGGCGAGCGTGCGCAATCGCGGTGTAGGAACCGTACAGGCCGTACGTGGTGGCGCTGGCGGTGGTGAGGTTGTTGCTGACGTACACGTCCATTCCAGCGATCGCGCCAACCTGGCCGGTACGGCGGACCTGCGCGCCGTCCGCTTCGGCGGACACGAACGTGTCGTTCTTCAGCATGGCGCCGTACATGGCGGGGTCAACCACCACGAAGTAGCGACCGCTGTTGTCGGCTTCCTCGAGGTTGGTGCGCGCGTCAATCACGGCGTCGTACACGTCCGTGCTGCCGATGGTGACGGTCACGGCGGACAGGCCCGCGTTCGTGTACTCCGACGCGATGCTGGTATCCACCTGCTTTGCGAGAGCGAAGGCAGCCTCGGCAGTGTAGAGGTTGAGGAGATCCACGTTCGACTGGATTTCGTCCAGGTCGTCCACACCGAACGACACGTAGTAATCCTGGTCAATCACAAGGCTGCGAGTGGTGCTGCTGGGGTCGCTGTACGACACGGTCGTGGACCCGTGCGTGTACGCGCTCGCGCTCAGGGCCGTCGGGCCTTGAATCTTGACGGTGTCACCGACATTGGCAATGTCGCCCTGCCACCGCAGGTCCACAATGCTCGGGAGGACAAGGCGAGTCTTCAGGTTGTCCAGAATGCTGGTCGACCAAATTTCTGGGATGAAGTCATCGGGGTATGCCATGAGTAGTCTCCAAAGGAAAACCCCGCTCTAAGCGGGGCGTCACGCGTTGTGAGCGTGTCTAGTTACTGCGAAGACGATGCAAGTTTGCCCTCACCCAATCCGCAGGCTTCCCACGGAAATCCTCGGGGCCGAGGGCAGCGTCCTTACTGTTCTTCGCTGGGTTGCTTGCCGCGACAGGGGCGGGCCTAGCGTCCCCCTGGGGTGGCGCGAGAAAGGCGAAGCGTTCCGTGAGCTTGTCGACGTTGACGGTGCCATCCTCGTTCACCATGTCGTCCTGTCCCTCTGCAAGCTTGTAGGCTGCTTCGGGGTCGACGACTTTGCCGGTCAACTCGCGAATGTTGCGTTCGCGTTGAATGGCTTTCTCGTACTCACTCATTTTCGCGTCGCGTTCCGCCAGGTCGGCTTTGAGGCGTTCCACCTCATCCATTTTGGCGCGTTCGGCTTCTTTCGCGGCGGCTTCTTGTTGTTCTTGGACTTCCTTCAATCGCGTGCGGTACGACGCGGCTTCCTTGCGGAGTTTTTCGACGTACTCACGATCGAACGTGTCCTGTTGATCCGTTGCCTCCGGCTGGGGGGCTTCGGTCATGGTCGAATCCTGTTCGACGGCAGTCTCTTGGGTGGTGTTTTCGGTCATAAACGCACCCTCCTGGGGTGGACTAGATGGGTCTTACACGCGGCCAGCGCGACGCCCCGGTTCTTATGGTTGTGCAGCGCGAATGGGGCCGCCCGTGGGTGGGGCGTACACGAGTTCGCGACGCTCCATTGTTTTCGCAAGGTCGCTACGAGCTGCGCGTTTGCTGAAACGCAGGGCATGCCCGCAATTCAAGTGCTCTCCTGGGTCGCTGACACTGTCCCACGCTCGCGGTCCGTACACGCTCGTCCCTGCGTTCGGCCCGCCGGGTAGGCGGAACGCGTCGTCAACAGGGATCGTGACGCCTTCCAGCGTGGTGTGCCAGTCGCGGTGTTCCTTGCGGGGCCAGGCTCGTACCCACGTTTTCCACTCGACTTCCGCGAGGGTGCCCAACTCTTGGCCCGTCTGGTCAACGCCACGCCAGAGGGATTGTTGGACGGTTGTGTTCGCGTAGGATTCAATGAACAGCTTGGTGACTTCGCCTTGAGCGTTCACGGTCGTGCGAAGACGCTTGACGAGGCGTGCGCCCAACGCGAGGCTGTTGCTTGTCCACACGGTCGCTAACTCGCGTGGGACGGATCGGCCGAGTCGCAGGTCGCTTGCGTACGCTGTGAAACTTGTACGCGCGCCTTCTAGGTACGCTGCGGCAATGGCTTGAATGGCGTCGTCAACCGCGTCGTCCAACAGGGCCGTCGCGAGCCTGCGCGCTTGCACCGTTGCACGCTTGCGGGCCGCGTCGAACAATTGGCCCAACAGAAGCCATTCGTCCGGCATCACGCACCACCAATGGCTCCAAGGTCACGCCGGAGGTCATCCACGGTAATCGTGCCCGTCTGCTCGTCCAACCATTCTTCGAGGCTTTCATCATCCCAATGCCCGAAATACTGTTGCATCTCCCGCGCGGCCACTTGCAATGGAATGATGCCGGCCTGGTAGAGGGACAGGGCCCATTGGGCCTTGTCCGCGAAATCGTATTCGGCAGTGGGAGTGATACTGACCGTTTGCGGCGTGATGTTCGTCAGGGCGCTATAGTCCGCGACGAGTTCCGTCAGGAGGTCGGTGAGGCGCATGGCGTAATCGCCAGCATTCTGGCGGAAGCGGACGTTGGCCTCACGGAACGCTTCACCGGATGGACTGTCGTTGCCAATGAACCCTCCGGGGAGGGCGAGGTCTTCCCTGATGCGTTCCATACGGAGGTGGCGCTGCGCCCGGATTTGCTCCATTTGGCCTGGCTCAAGCCACTTCACGTCCCCGTCCGCGTCGAGGACAACGGGTTCGGCGGGTCCGACGGCTTCCACTTCGCCGCCTTTCACGACCAGCATGGGGAAGCTTGCCAACTCTTCCACGAGCGTCATGTTCGCTTCCGTTTTCCAGAGCGCCATAAGACTCGGGACGGCCTGTAGCAACTCACCGAGGGGGAGGCCGTCGTCCGTTTGGTTTGCAATCGCGATCCTAGGAATTGGCGCGTTTTCAATTTCTTCGCTGGGGAGGCCAAGGTGCGTAGGGTTGTTGAGGTTGCGCCACTCGCGAATTGTGGCGTTTTGCTCGCCGTCACTCCAGTCGTAAATGCGGACGGTCCACGTGTACGCGCGTTGGTAGTTCGTGTCGTTCGTATCAAAGTCTGAGTCGCGTGCGCCGCTCGTCAACTTTTCGCTCGTGAACACGCTTGTTGACCAGGCTTGGTAGAGGCCGGTGATGACGTCCATGTTGGTGGGGTCGGTATAGGGTTGAAGGTACCCACCCAAGCGTGTAATCCGAGGCTGGCCGTTCTCGTCGAGGTGGGCCATGCCGGCGGCGAGGCCGTCGATGATGAGGCCGTCTGCGAGGCGGGTGGCGAGGTCACGCAGTTTCAACGCGCGCAATCGTTCGTCCACCATGTTGTCATCGCCGCCCCATTGGAGGCTGCCGACAATGGCTGCGCGTTTGGTGTGCATAATGCGCGGGCCGAGCGTTTGGAGTTGGCGGAGGGCGCGGCGATAGGCGCGTTTGCGAACGTTTTGCGTGGTGCCGGGGAGTAGGTAATCGTCGCGGGGTCGCCACGTGCCTTGCGCAATATCGTGCGCAATTTCGCTTTCGATGATGCGGTCGTAAATGGCTTGGAGTTGTTGGCGGGCGGCTGTCGTGTTGAGGTCAATGGGCATTACGCCACCCCCGTTGCTTTCCGCATGGCTTTCAGGTCTGGTCGTCCTGGCTTGGCGAGTGCGTGGTGCAACGCCGCGAGGGCGTCGATGACATCGTCGTGCGCGTCAATCTTGGGGTCGCCCGTAAAACTCAAGATTTCTTGAAGGATGTCGTCCAACCAGGGCGCGGTCGTGGGAATGCGAATGTCTCCCCGGTTCCACGCTGCAATCGCGCCTTGAGCGCGTGCGAGCTTGTCGCTTGTCGCGGCTTGCGTCCGGAGGCGAATGCCGTACTGCCTCAGCATTTGCGTGATGCCTTTTTCCTGTCCGCCAATGAACGCGAACGGGTCGGTCTGGTGTTGCAGCACGGGTGCCCACGTGTTGATTTCGTCTTGGACCCTGTGCGCGTTCGTGACGTAGAGAATCCCGTCGTGAATGCGGCCTTCAAGGAAGACAGTCCAATCGCCGGCCTTGCTGGTGTACGCGAAGTCGCACCCGGTCGCTTCCCTGAACCCGTCGCGCGGGAGTTCGTCGGGTTCGTACCGGAGGGGGTCTTTGAAGCGCGCCCCGAAGTCCGTGACGAACTTCGCTTCGTACTCTTGGGCGAACACGAGGGTCGGCAGTTCCAACTTGGCTAGTTGGACTTCTTCGGGGTCGATGTGGGGGTTAGCGGTGGTTGGCATTTGCCAGCGTGCCCACCCGTCCTCGCCGTCGGCGCGGTCGAACAGGTCTTTGAAGTACCCGGCGCCTTTGGGGGTGCTTGCGAACCATGCGTCACCGCGGTAGTCGGTCAACGTGGGGCGGATGGCTTCCGGCCATTGTCGCGCAAGGCGAGCTGATGGAACGATAGCGGCTTCGTCAATGAACACGCGAGCGTATTTCCTGCCTCGACCGGGATCGTCCGTATTGTGGAGGGTCCAGAAGTCGATACGGCCGCCAGTAATCAACTCAATGACATTCTGTTGCGTGTCGACACGACTCGTGATCGGCGCGAGAACGCGTTTCGCCTCGTGCCACACCTCATCAAACAGCTTGCTGTTCGGTGCGAACCAAGCGACGGGATAGCCTTCCAATGCGCCGCGTGGTTCCGTGACGAGCGCATCCAGGCCGAGCGTGGTCTTTCCAAACCGTCGCCCGCACACGATCACATTCATTCGGGCCGCCTCGCGCACGATTTGTTCTTGCGCATCGTGACGTTTGGGGAGGCGCAGGTCGAGTGGTTGCCTATTCGCGAATGATGCGGATTGCAACGTCACCCGAGTGCTCCGTCCGCTCTAGGCCGAGGGCTTTGCGTTCCAGGTCGGCTGCGTCCTTGATGTACTCGCGAATATCCTTCGCGGTCATGTCGTCCACGTTGAGTGTCCGCAATCGTTGGAGGGCCTTGCCGATCATGCTTCGTGCAATCTTCGCGTGGCGTGCCGCGACTTCTGCTTCGGTGGTGGATGCAACTTCCCTGGCTTTGGTCGCAGTCTGGTCACGGTAATGCTTGCGTTGTTCTGCCCATTCTTCCGTGGTGGAGCGGCGTTTTAGCGTGCCGAGGGCTGGTGAGTTTGGTAACGAGGCGAGATGGTCGAGTGTCACATCGCCGGTCACGTACTTGTGTCTGAAGTAGTCCCAGTCGTACGCCATGCTCGCCTCCTTTCACATGGTGCGGTAGGCCAGGGGGTAGACGCGTTTGAGGTTGTAGCGTTCTTGCATGGCGTCGAGGGCTTGGCGTGTTCCTTCGGCTTGAAGGATGGGGCGGCTGCTGCCGTAGAGGGTGCGGATGGTGACGCCTGGGTGGGTAATGGGCTTGTCGGGGTGTTGGTAGTGGCGGGTGGTCACTCGACTAGCTCTGGAGTGAGGCCAGCGTCGACAAGACGCTCCAGAATGACGGCCACGTACTTGGGTTCCAGTTCCATGCCGTAGCACAAGCGGCCGGTTCGTTCGGCCGCGACAAAGGCGCTCCCCCCTCCAGCGAAGAGGTCCACGACCACGTCGCCGACCGCGCTGCCATCTCCGATGGCCAGGGAGACAAGGTCGACGGGCTTGGGAGTCGGGTGCCCGATCTTTTCAGCCTGCCTGGGAACCGTCCACACGTCGCCACGCAGTGTCGCCTCGCCCCCGTACGGGCCGGCGTACAGGATGAACTCGTGCTGCTTGAAGTAGCGGTCGAGATTCTGCGCCGGGTTCTTCTTATCCCAGACGATTACGGCCTTCTCAGCCAGTCCAAGTTTCGTGACCGCTTCCCTCATCCAGCCAAGGGAGCGCCAGTCGCAGCAAAAGTACGCGGGCGTTTTATCGCTGATGCCTATCCCCGTGTACGCCTCCGCGACGAGGTCAACGGGGGGCGCTTCATCGTTCTGGATAGCCGAATGTTTCTTCTTCAGGTCGCGGTACGCGATGCCGTACGGAGGGTCCGTCCATACCATCGCCGGTTTCGCCCCCTGTACCAATCGCCGCTTGCTTTCCGCCTGGGTGCTGTCTCCACACAGGAGCCGGTGTGGCCCGATCTGCCACAACTGCCCGACCTCCGTGCCCCATTTCTCGCGGAGTTCTTCGGCGCGGTCCACCTGCGCCTCGGGAGCTTCTTCGGTACCTTCGTCGTGCGCCCTGCCCAAGTCGTCCAGCAGCTCGTCGAGGTCATCACCGTCGTACCCGGTCCCGGCTAGCGTGCCGGTATCCACCCGTAACTGTTCCAGCAGGTCGGCAAGCTCATTGTCGTTGTAGCTGGCAAGGTCGTTCGTGCGGTTGTCGGCCAGGAGAATGCGGAGCGCGTGGTCATCGTCTACGTCAATCCACTCGACCGGAATCTCCGTCGCGCCTGCTTGCGTCATGGCTTGCCAACGGTGGTTCCCGGCGAGAATGAAACCCGTCGACTTTTGGGCGATCACTCGTCCGTAGAAGCCGTTGTTGTCAATGCTGGTGTGGATGGCGCCGATGTCGCCTTCGCGGGGGTTTCTCGGGTGTGGTTTGAGGGCGTCGATGGGGACGACCTCGGTTTTGCCGTCGAGAATCCGCATGTGGCCTCCAAAGGGGGTTGCCCACCCGAGTCAAGGGGTTCTCGGGTGGGCGTGTGGTGGAGCTGTCCAGAGTCGAACTGGAGTGTCGTTGGCCCCACACCGTAAGGCGCAACGCTTTGCCTTTCAGCCCCGAAGCCCCATAGGTGGGGCTTGGCTTCCCGCGCTCGAAGTCGGGAAAGCGAGATAAGTGCCACGCGAGTAGTCCGAGTCGCTTGCGCGACTGCATCCAGTTCTATGGGTTTGTGGCGTGGCACAAAAGAAAACCCGCGCTTTTCGACGCGGGTACAGGGTCTGGATACCATGTTTGGTGTCGCGTGTCAAGGTTTCATCGTCTAGGACGGGACAAGTTCGCGTTCGCGGGTCGTGTCCCGTGTCAAGGGTTCGTGTGCGCGGCTTGGGGGTGTGGCGTCGGCGAGGATGAGGCACGCGTCCCGGAGTTCTTTGGGTGCTGCGTTTGACCATCCGACTTGGTTGCGGCTGGGCCAGTAGGACGCGATGCGGTAGGTGGCGTCGCCCCTGGCGTATTCGCGGACGGGGAGGAAGAGTTGGTGCCTGTGGAGGTCGAGGATGCGGAATCGCATCCAGGTTGGGGTGATGGTGAGTTCTTCGCGGGGAATGTCCAATGCGGGGATGGCGTCGATGACTACGATGGCCATGCGTGGTGATCCGATGTGTTCGCGGGGGCCTGCGGTTTGGTCGTACCAGTTGTGGGTGGGGTCGTACATGCCGCGTGTGGGTTTGGCG